GTACAGCAGATTCAGTCAAATATATGTATATGTCTTCAGAATATATTTTAGGAAATATCAAACCAAAGGTATTTATTTTTGAAAATGCGCCTACTTTGTACACACCAATTGGAACTAATGTTAGAAATAATCTAATTGATATATCTAAGAAATATAATTACTCTATTGTATTTTATAAAACCAACACACTACAACACGGAATACCACAAAATCGGCCAAGAACTTATGTATTATTTACTAAGACTTCTCGTGCTCCTATATTAGAAAATTATAATAAGCCATATAAAAATATAAAAGAATATTTAAAAGAAATACCATCAAATTCAACATTACAAAATGAATATATGTGTTCTGAATTCGATGTATCTAATTTTGAAATAGTAAAATATTTTAAAGAAAAGCTGGGAAAAAATTGGAGAGATAAAATACTTGAATATAAAACTCATATATCTTCTTATAATTACTTATTAGAAACAGAAGGAATAGAACCATTTTATAATTATTTAAAAAATAATAATGGTTCTGATAAAGTTATAAGAGACGTGGAACATATAATGAAGAAAAAGAAAGATAATAAAAACTTTAGATTATCTTATAGAGTTCTCATTTTAGATAAAGATTATATTTATGCCATTGTTGGAGAAATGATGCAAAGAAATATACACCCAACCGAAGAAAGATTATTAAATATCAGAGAATATCTTACACTTATGGGACACCCATTTGATTTTGACTTATATGGTAAAAAAGAATTTAGTAAAATTCCTCAAAATGCTCCAGTGAAAACAAATGAAGATATGATAAAAGAAGTTATTGCAATTATTAATGGTGAAAGAAAGTTTTCAAATGAAAAAATTGCAATGCAAGATAATACAAAACCAAAGATACAAAGTACTAAATCATTATTTTAAACTTGTTGTAATCTTTATCTAAAATTATAAAATATTTAAAATTAATTATCAATAATGATGTTTATTTTAAAATATAAAACACTTTATTCCGTGTCATTAGTTCAATTAAAGAAAAAGTGCATATAGATATTTTGTAAAAAAAAATAATAATCTTAAATATAAATTAATTTATTCTTTAAAACTTTTAAAATCGAAAAAATAAAAATATTAGTAGATAAATTAAAAATATGAAACATATAATAATTTGTGGGCCGGATCGTCTTGGTAAGGATACTCTTATTAAAGGTCTTTGTGATTATTATCATTATAATAATATTGTAATAAGACATTTTTCAAAACCACCAAAAGAAATAGAAGATCCTTGGACATTTCAAGATAATACCTTTTTAAATGAAGGGAAATTTGTTTTATATTATCAAGAAATAGATAATGATCCACATCAATATTATGAAAATATATTAATATGGAATCGTTCATATTTAGGTGAATATGTTTGGGGAACTCTTTATAGAAAATTAGATAAAAAATTTATAAGTGATTATATTAAAAATTATGAAAATAAATATATTTTTCATAAACATACTTATCTTATTTATTTATATGCATCTCCTGAATTTTGCACACAACATGAAGATGGTAAATCATTAGGTAAAAAAATAGATGATAAGAAAAAACAATTAGATTTATTTGAAGAAGTATATAATTTATCAACAATACCAAATAAAATAAGAATATCCGTTGAAGAGAAAAATCAATTTAGACCTAAAGAAGATATTCTTAATGATGTATTAAATTTTATAAATAAATGAAAGCAACGACGGTTATATTTTATTAAATTTTATATTTTATATATATAAAATAAAAACTTATGAAATTTTTATTTATACTGTTATTAACAACTCCATTTTTAATTAGAATACAAACAAGTGAAGATATTTATATAACAAAAGAATATTTTAAAACAAAATATTACATTAAATTTCTTCCTATAGCCGAACAAGATACAATATACATATATGGAAATAACTATAAAATAGATACAATTAAATAAAACTTTTACAAAATTAAAATATATAATAATAAACAAAAATACAATATGATAAATGTACAAGGAATAAGAGACTTATTTTCTCAAGCTTATCGATCAAAAAATTTTATTAAAGATAAAACAGGTTCTACGACTATAGAGTTAATAGGACAAAGTTTTATTGCCGATGAAGATCATATCTTTGGAGAACCTAATCAAGATTATATAAAACGTGAACTAGATTGGTATTTATCTCAATCACTTAATATTAATGATATTCAAGGAGAAATACCGAAAATTTGGAAACAAGTTGCCGATAAAGATGGGTTTATAAATAGTAATTATGGATATCTTATTTATAGTAAAGAAAATGGTTCTCAGTATGAAAATTGCTTTCAAGAACTGATTAGAAATAAAGATAGTAGAAGAGCTGTTATGATTTACAATAGACCTTCGATGTGGAGAGATTATTGTAAAAATGGAATGAATGATTTTTGTTGTACAAATGTAGTTCAATATTTTATTCGTGGTGAAGAACTTATAGCTCATGTACAAATGAGAAGTAATGATATTGTATTTGGATATCGCAATGATTTTGCTTGGCAAAAATATGTGCTAGATTCTTTATATGATGATTTAGCAAATAATTATACATTAAGAAGTAAAAAGATAATTTGGATTAGTGGTTCTTTACATATATATGAAAGGCATTATAAATTAATAGAAAATTATATCAACACTGGAAATACTTATATAAATAAATAATATGTATATAGAAGGAAGAATATGTAATTTGCCTGAAGGAGATTTTTCTTTAGGTATTTATTCACAATCCGGATTTGATCCAAAAATAAATTCTAATTTTTACGAAATATGTATTGGATTATTATTTTTTGAAATAGTATTTGGAAAAATTAATAAATAAAAAAATTATGAATGAAGTTTTTAAAAAAGACTGGACGCATAAAGAAGTTCAATTGACAGATATTAGAAAGTTGCATAAACTTTATATTATATCTACAAAAGATTTTAATCCACTTTTTGTAAGTGAAAAAATATTTGAAGATAGATTAAGATCATATTTTCTATGTGATCCAGCAAAAGTGAGTAGAGAGCAAATAATGAAATTAAAATTTAATATGTATATCACAAAGGGATATTATATTAAATTTAATCAAAATGGTGAAATAACGCGTTACGATCAAAATCCAGAAAAGAATTATATTTCTTTTTTAGAAATATCAGGAGATCTTGGATCTTTTAGTAGTGTGTATTCATCAGAAAATAAATAATAATTAAAAAAATTAAAATTATGGAACAGCAAAAAACAAATTTAAGTGAAGAAGAAATACTTAAACTTCCTACAATATCATGTGAATGCGGTTCATGTGTATTTGAAGCTGGTGTAGTATTTAAGAAATTATCATCTTTAATATCACCAACAGGTAAAGAAGAAAAAATACCTCTTAATATTATGTTTTGTAAAAAATGCGGTAAAATTCCTGCAGATCTTTATGAACCAGAAACCTACGCTTTATTTCCAGATGAATTAAAACAAAAAAAGAACAAAGGAATTCTATAGGAAGAGAATATAATAAAACTATAGAATAATATTTTGCGAATTAAAATATTCACAAAAATAAAGCAAAATTATATTTTGTTGAATATGATATAAAATGGATTAAATGGAGTATAATTAATAAACCTAAAAACAAAAATTTTATGAATGAAAAACAGTATTATTTAGTAGTTGTTAAAGTAGCAACAGAAAATGCAAAAGGAAAAATTCGTTATCGCAGAGATAAATATGTCGTTAATGCAATAAGCGCATCCGATGTAGAAAAGAAAGTTACTGATTATTTAGAAACTCTTGATGGTGAAATAGTACAAATAACAGCAGCTAATATAATTGATGTAATAAATTAAAATATATTAGTTATCAATATTCATTAAACAAATAGTTAGTACATCACACTAACTATTTGTTTTTTAAATTAATAAGTTAATAAATATATAAAATAAATTAACTTATTAATTTATGCAAAAATTTGATGGTTCAAAATTTAAATTTGCTGAAATTTTTAATAATTCTGATGGAAAAACAAGTGCTTCAGGTTTTATTGGTGTGATACTTGGATTAGTAGCTGCAGTATCTTTTTTAGCTGGAATGGTTGGATGGTTTATGGATAAAAATAACGTTATTGATGTAATGGAACAAATTATAATATTAGTAGGGTCTGTTACATTATTGTTAGGCGCTCGTAAATTTGCTCCAACTAGAAGAGATGGAACTACAATAGTCGACATAGAAGCCAATAAAGAAGAAAAATCAAAAGAAGAAGTAAAAAAAGAAGAATTAAAAATAGATAATAGTAATATAGAAAAAGGATAAATTATGCCATATAATTTTGACTTTAACAAATTATTAAATGTTAAAACAGTTGAAGTTGAAGCCGAAGGATGGATAACACCTTTATATGTTGAATATGGATTTTCTCCATTTAGTGAAGTTTCTATGGCATGTAATTGGAGAGTAAAAGGAACACAACATACATTTGTTATACCATTAACTCGTTTAGATTTTATAAGTAAAGGTAATTATGCTCAACATTTTAAAGAAGTTCTTGAACAATTTAGAGAAGACTACATCGATTGGAAAAATAAAGGATTCTCGGAAAAATGGATGCAAGAATATAAACAACAATATTCCAGTTATATTATTACATGATAAAATTAAAATACCTTCTGTAATATTACTTAAAACTATTGATAAAAAAAACATTATAATAAATAATATAGAATCTAATAATATTAAGAAAATGACTGATAATAATACAAGATATTTTCAATGGATAATATACGAAAAAAATAAAGAAGTTGTTGTATTCGATAGAATAGAACAAGAAGATGGAATAAATTATATAGTATTTAAAAATGGTACTCGTTGTAATGAACAACTTATAGCGCCATTAAATTGTAAAGTTGAAGAACTAGCAGGGAAAATAATGGCAGAAATTAGTAGTCCAGACAACATGTGGACATTTAAAGAAGAAATAGTTGGTCAACAAGAAGAAGTATGGGAAAATAATGCCGACGGAGAAAAAGTTTGTGTAGTTCCATTTTTACCTGGAAAGAAAAAAATTATTCCAATACCACCAAAACCATCGGTATCAAAATTTGGTCAAATAAATAATACAGAACAGATTAAACAACAAACTGTAGTACAAGAAGAAAAAAAGAAAACTTTTACGGATGATCCTATTTGGGGACTTCTCGAAAAAGCAAAGAAAGTTGATACAGAAGTTGATATGAATTTAACCATATCTTTACCGACGGTTAATTTATATAATGTTGCTAAAGAAAATTTTGAAAATGGGGATGAAAAAGTAATAGAATATATTGTGGAAAATATTGACATTGAACATTTAAAACAGTGCATACGGGCGGCAATAAAAGCTATGTATGAAAATAAAATAAATGAAACGTCTAATGGATAATAAAAATATTGAAAAGAAAACTATATTAGAAGGTAAGTTTGAAGATATCATACAAATAAATGATCATTATTATATAATATCTAAGAAAAATAGAATTGCTGTATTGCCTTATACAATTTCATCACAAGGATTATTAAATGATGTTGGTGTAATATATGATTATAACTACGTAGATGAAAAGAATTTTTTTACATTAATTAATGGTTATATTAATACAGATGATACTACAGATTTAGTGTGTGCCAATAGATTATTATTTGAAATAATAGGCACTAATATAAAAACGGCGCTTAAGTGGTCTTACTTAGGGACATTATTTAATAATTTAACATCAGATAGTCCTATAAAAATATATGCTGTTGATATAACAGGGGTTCAAATAAAAGAAGACGAAGAAGTAGAAGAAAAATCAGAAAGAAAAAAATTTAAATTAATAAACAGTAGTAGAGTTTTACAAACAGATGATAGTCTTTTATTAAGTTCTTATTTAAGACTTTTTGAACATTTTTATGTTACTTCTTTAGATAAACAAAAATAAAATATAATAAATAAATAGAATATGAATAGACGTCAAAGAAGATCAATGGAAAAAAAATTTGAAATTTTAGAAATAAAAAGAAAACTACCATTAAATGAGAAAATGAGATTATTAAGAGAACGGTTAACTCAGCAAAAAAATGAAGCTGATATAAAAGCTAAACAAGAAGAAGATCAAAAAATATCTAATGATATTTATAGTAAAGCTTTACAAATTTCTACCGATGAAAAAATACCATTTGTTGAAGCATTACAAAGAGCGCAAAAGGAGATTGAATCTGCGAAATAATTTACTATGAAGTTTTATATTACAGTGGAGAATAATATTCGTCTTAAGAGATCATTCTTAAATTTGAAGATATTTTCTATTATAAGTGTATCTGATATTCTTGAAGAATATGGATATACATATAATACAATCGATGAATATGGTTCTTTTATTGTAAGTAAAAAAATTTTATCTTTAATACAATCATATTCTAAATCAAAAAGAATAAGAGGCATAATATATTCTAATCAACAATTAAATGAAAATTCATTAAAAATATTATTAGATACATTAAAAGAAAATAAAAATATAAGTAATGTAGTTTTATTAGATGACTATAATATGCCAAAGTTGAAGCATTTATATAAATTTTTTGACGAAATTATATTCTTTCCATCAGTGAAAAAAATTCGATTAATTGAATGCAAGCCTATAGAAGAATTAATAAAAAATAGATAAAATTAAAGGAGAACTAAAAAATTCTCCTTTTTTATTTTTATGAATATATAAGAATAAAGATATTATTTATGGATAATACTAGTACTATTTCATCGAATGTCACAATAGAACAAAGAGTTATTAATAGAGTTAACTCTATTACAAATTATTTAGCTTTAAATGCTTATTATATTGCTGATGCATGTGTTAGAGCTGGTATTAATTCTTTATACTCGTCAAATGTTCCATCTTCTGATAATTCAAAGTTTATTCCTGATTTTGTAGAAATTCCTAAATGGGTATGGAATAATAAACGAGAAGAAGCATTAAAAGTATGTGAAAATTGTTATAGAAAACAATTAACTAAAGTATCACAAGATACTGGTAACTGGACAACAGGACCAGAATTAGGACCACCGACAGATATAGATACTTTAGCAGAACAAACACCATTCGACCAAAGACTTTATAGAATGATGGTATCAAAAGATAAATTTGCTTTATTACAAAAACCATTTTCTGTGGCACAATCAGATTCTGGAACTTGGGGATATGTTGTTGCAACAGAAGATAATAATAAATTAACTAAAGAACAAAAACAAGCGGCTGAAAACCAATTAAAATCTATGAAAAAGGATCCTATGTATCAAGGTGTTCCTGCTTTAATGAATACTTATGCATTAATTAAATTATATGGATCTGATGGTGGTAATTATTTAATAAATCAAAAATATCAAAGAAAATGGTATGAAGTAAATACCGATCCAGATGGATTGGCATTAATACCAACTACTACTAATATAATTAATTGGGGAAATCAAGATCCTTATGGAAGAACACCATATCATTTTTCTGATTTTATTTTGTGTAAATATTGGAAAAGAATTCCAAATAATAGAATGATAACTTTAAGAAGATATCCAGCTCCGGTATTGGATAACTTAAAATTTGAAGGAATGGATGGAGATACTAAAGCTGGTCAAGATTCAACACCAAAGAGTAATGGTGATAAAGCTACAAATAGTGATAATTCAAATAGTAATGCTGGATCTTCTAAACAAATTATGTTTGCACCAATGGCAACAGCAATTACTTATTTTGGTGAAGGTACAGAAAATTCTTTAAGTTCTATTTTAAAATTTACAACCGGAGTTCTTTGGGATGATGTTCAAGCAAATGTGTGGAATATAGAAGTTGGACAGTCACCGGGTGCCGAATCTGGTGCTGGCGGTTTAAATCCAGGATTAACTAAGTTTGCACAAATGTTAGGTATAGCTTCAGGAAAAGCCGATACAAATGCTATAATGAATAAAGGAAATCCTCCACCAGATCCATATACAAACGGTCCTTATGAAAATAGAATTCAAGGTCCAGTTAATAGAATAGATTCTGTAAAAAAACGAAAGGCTGGGTTGGATTTCAAAATGACGGGATTACAATTAAAATTTCATTATGTAGCAAGACCTGTTGGCGGAATAAATCCTAAAGCTGTTTTATTAGATGTTTTATCTAATTTTTTAATAATAGGCTCGGCCTCGGCCGTATTTTGGGGAGGTGCTCATAGATTCATGGGTGCACCAGCATCTTATCCATTTATAGGTGGTGATGCCGGTGCTAAAGATTGGTATAGTGGAAATGTTACCAGCTGGGCAGGAAAAGCTCTTACTTCATTTGCTGATCAAGGGAAAGCCGCTGGTGGTAACTTTATTGAAAGTGTGAAAAATATGTTTGGATCTTTATTAGGAGGATCTAGTCAAGGTGGAAGTTCTAATTTAGGAGATTTTTTAACTAAAGGTTTAGTTGGAAACGCAATAAAAACTTATGCCGCTTCTAAATCTGAAGGACAGATTCCATATTTAAGAGGTTTAAGGGCTTTATTAATAGGTGAACCCGTCGGTGAATGGCATCTTACAATAGGAAACCCTTTAAACCCAATTGCTTTAATTGGTAATTTAATATGTACGGGTATAGAAGTAGAATTTGGAAATGAATTAGGTCCGGATGATTTTCCAACTGAAATTAAAATAACCGTAAATCTTGATCATGGAATGGCAAGAGATAGAGATGGAATAGAATCTATGTTTAATAGAGGTATGGGTCGAATATATGATATTCCAGATAATTTTGTAGGAACCGCCGATCAACAAACTTATGTTGATAAAGCCACTAAAAATAGAACAGGCGGAAATTTAAATCTAAGTGTTAGTTGGAATTATCCTATAGCTAATAGTAAAACTAATATGGGAGCAACATCTAATGGAACAATAAGACCGCCAGCAACAAGTGGTAGTGTTAGTGTTTGGAATACATTTAATGTTAAAAGTATTTCTGGTGATGAAACAGTAATAAATGAAAATACATATGTTACCAGAAGTCGATTTGCAAGACTTGATTGGATAGCCCGTAAAGCTTTGATGTAAAATAAGTTAAGATATTGTATTACATTTTTTACGCCGATCTTCTTAATATTTGTATTTTTTTCCTTTTTGTGTAGTAATTATATTTTTTATATGTGTACATACATATAGTATTTTTGTTTTTTATTGTTTTTCCACACAGTTAGCAAGCAAAGTTATTTTGTTCTCTGTTAAATGATTTCATAAATTTTCCTCTATATTTAATTTTAAGATATATAATTAAAGCAGAACGGGGACACGTTGTCTCCTATAGTATTTAATTTGTCTATAGGACAAATATAACTGCTTTTATATAATTAAAAAAAATAATACAATATGTTCAATAACAGTATTGATAATAAACCATTTTTTACAAAAGATGATGGAACAATGTTGAAAGATTTAACAAAATCTATGTTTAATTTTTCAATAGAAAATAACGATGTTCCTATTTATAATTTATATAAAGTACCGAAACAATATGTAATGCGACCAGATTTAATATCTCAGGCTGTTTATGGAGATACTAAATATGCCGAAATTATATTAAAATTCAATGGTATATCAAATGCTTTAACTATAAATGAAGGAGATATTATAGTTGTACCACCATTAGAAAGTGCACAAAAACAAATTGCACCAAGTGGTCAAGCCGCTGATGCAGCAAATAAAATAAGAAAAAGTTATTTATATATTGATCCTCTTAAAATACCAAAAAGAAGCGCCATGGTAACCGATTTTGAAAAACTTAATAAAGATTTAGCTAATGCATTACCACCAAATATAGCACCAGAAGGAGCAACACAAATAGAATATACTAATGGCAGAGTTCAATTTGGAACTAATATTGGGATACCTGCTAACAAGTGTTTAAAAAATGGTCAAACTATATCAGAGTTTATAACAATTGTTAATAAAAGTAAATAATGGCATATAAATTTAAACCTCCGGTTAATACACAACCTATTACTACAAATGTTAGTAATAAAAATGGTATTGTCTATAGAATAAGAAAAATAGTTGAACCTACTTTAATATTAGATGAATTATCATTTCCGATATCACAAGCAGATAAAGATGCTAAATATAAACAAGAAGATAGAGCATCGGTTGAATTTCCGTTAGTTAAAATTAATGATTATATATTTGCTAGTTCAGAAATAATTTCTTTAGAGATAAATTGTGTTGGATTTTTACCTACTATTTCTTTAACCGTGAGATTTGAAGATAGAACATTTATTAATAAAGAAATGCCAAAAGATGGTGATATTATATCTATTGCTATAAGAAATAAAAATGATACATTACATCCTATTCGTAATGACTATGTTATAATAGGTACCCCTACTATGAATGTTTCTACTACAATAAAATCGGGGATTATTATGACATTATTTGGAGAATTATTTATCCCTGGATTAAAAAGTACAAAACGAAGTTATGCATTTAAAAATACTTCATTTGAAGCCATAAAACAAATGGCAAAAAATTTAAATATTGGATTTGCTACAAATGAAGACGGGACTAATGATACTCAAATTTGGTTATGTGCTAATCAAACGCCCGAGAATTTTATTAAAAAAACAACAGAATGTGCATGGAAAGATTCAAATTCATTTTTTGATTCTTGGATTGATATTTATTATTGTTTAAATTTTGTAAATGTTAATAAACAGTTATTATCTTCGGAGTCTAATATTGATAGTGCCGTACATTTAAATGCATTTGATAAAGATTATTTTGGTGGATTAGATAGTAATCAAAATAATACAATAGAAACGGTAAAGGTTTTTAGCAATATGTCCGATTATATAAGTACACCATTTTATATTACAAGTTGGAAACCTATAAATAAATCTTCTCAGATTACTTTTTTAATTGGAACGAGAACCTTTGCTGAATTATTTCAACATAACCAAAAAATATATGCAACCGATGCATCGAAATATTGGTCATTAGATATGGATCCTATATATGATCCGCAAAAATTAAGTGATCATATAATACTTAGAGGCAGAACAATTCAAGATAAAATAAAATCTGGAGATAAAAAACAAACAGCAAGAGCTAATTATAGTTATCCAGAAATATATGAAAAACATCCATGGTTAGGAATACAATATACATTAAGCAATCCAAATGATGATAATAAAAAATGGGATGGTAACCATCATGCCAATTATTTAAGAGCACGAGTATTTAATTTAATAAATAATAAAGAGTTAGATAAATTAAATTTAGAAATTAATACAAATGGAATTAATTTAAATATATTAAGAGGAGACAAACTTCCAATTATTATAATGGAAAGGGATCCTGTTGTTATTAAGAAAATAAATCCAGAAGCACAAACTACAGAAACTAAGAATTATTTTTATAGTGGTTGGTATTATGTAAAAGGATTTAATATTTCATGGAATACAAGTACTAAAGATAAAGAATCACAAGGAATTCCACCACAAATAATTTCAAATTTTTCACATTCATTTATACTAACTAGAAGAGAATGGCCAGCACCAGTACCTATTGAACCACTTAAAGAAGTAAATAAAATAAAATAATAAAATGATAGATCAAAGTAAATATCCTTTTTATAACGTAGATTATAATTTTTTTAGAAATTCTAAATTAGAAAAAGGTGGCTATTTCACAAAAAAATATGATCAACCTACATATCTTACTTTTAAATTAGTATTTGGATATCAAGGTGATCAGGATTATAATAAAAATAATCTTATATATGATAAAATGCCTCATCCTTTGTTCTATGATAAAGATCAGTATAAAGATTTATCATATGTTAATTTAAATTTACCCGATGTAGAATATAGTACATTAAATTATTTGAGAAATTCTAATGAACATAGTCGTGCTTCTATGTTAAAAACATTTATTGAATCATTTAATAATCTTCAAGATCAATATCAATATTATTTTCAAAGTATTACTGGATTGGATCAATTAATAAAAGCAGATCCAAAGAAAGGAATTCGTGTTCCGGATAATACTCAATTAACTATTAAATGTCTAGAAGCCATAGACTTAAGGTGTTCTTATCTATTAAATTTATATAAGAAAATCGTATGGGACGAAACTTATCAGAAATGGGTTGTACCAGATATGATGAGATATTTTACATTAGATATTTATATATTTGAAATAAGAACATTTCATGAACCTATAACAAAAACTACAGAAGTTTTAAGATCGGATGATGAATCCAAAGCAATTTTAGGAAATGTTACTCGAATATCTTCACCTGGCGCAGGTACTGGAAGTATATTAACTGCGGTTAATTCTATAAATAGTAGATTACCATTTTGGAGAATTAGATGTGAACAATGTGAATTTGATATTACAAGTTTAGTTAATAGTTCTTTTTCAGAGTTATCTATTGCTGCTCAAGAAAGGGAATCAACATTTGAATTTAAAGTTAATGTTGGACAAATTAATGAAATTCAAAAATATAGTTTATTTTCTATTATAGATGGAACAGAAGAACAACCTGAAGTAATTTTAAATGATGTAGTACTTAATGGTATATTTAGAACTTCAGAAACCGTAAACACAACTAGTGTTGTATCTTCTGCTAATATAACAATGGCCGAAACAAATGTTAATATGTTACAAGGAGTTGATGTTAATTCTCAAAAAGTTGAACACGTTACTGGTATGCCATTTAATGAATCTAATTTAACTACCGATAATAATGGAAATCCAACTAAAACTCCACCATTGCGTGCTACACCATACGAACAAGAAACATTTACAGGAAATGCTGTTAAATTTGGTAATGCATTTTTAAAAAATACCGCTAAATCTGCTTTAGATAAAGCTAAGATGACTCCTATAGCCGGTGTATCTTATAATAGTGCCGAGGCTGCTATATCATCACAAGATATTAATAACATTTATGGTTTAACTAAAAGAGCTATATTAAATATAGCCCAAACATTAAAACCGTCAGAAAGATTAATTGTAGAAAAAATAATAAGTGGTATATCTATTTTTAATTTAGTTCAATTAGCAGGAGAAAAAACTAATCAATTGACAAGTCAGATGAATAAATCTTTAACCCAAGAAAAAAATAAAAGAAATATAGAAGATATTAAACAAAATGATTTTACAAAAAATGAAAATATAGATAAATCTAAAGCAACTAACTCTAAAATAATTGCAGCTAAAATAAAAGATAATGATAAAAAACAAAATACAATTATTAAAACGGTTATTGAAGCACCACCAAGTAGTATATTTTTAAAAAGAAAAATAAAATAAAATGAGTGAAATAGATTTTATACAACATGACTTACATGATAATGATTGGTTAGGAATAATTGTCAATAATAAAGATACTTTATTCTCCGGTCGTTGTCAAATTCGCGTATATGGTTTAATGGATGAAATACCAGATAACATGTTGCCATGGGCAATTCCTATTAATTCTACTGTATTTGCTAAAGATGGTGCCGGTAGTTTATCTGTTCCAAAAATAGGAAACATTGTTCGTGTTCAATTTAATAATGGAGATATTTATGCGCCTGAATATACAACTATACAAAATATAGATGATACTCTCATACAAAAAATAAAAGACGATTATGAAGGAACTCATGTACTATTATATGATCCTGATGAAGAACTTAGTGTTATATATCAAAGAAAATTAGGATTCCAGATTTTTTATAAAGGATCTTATTTACAAATAACACCAGATTCAATGATAACTATTCAACATGCCGATCAAGAATCTGTAATTCAATTAGATGGAGATAAATGTAATATAGCTACAAAAAATGAAGTTAATATTTCTGCTTCTTCAAGAATTTCAATAACCGGCGATGAAACCATTACATCGGGAACTCAGGCAAGTAAATTAGGTCCTGGACCATATTTTCATGCAGTATTAGGAGAAATATTATGGCCAATATTACAACAATTAGCAATTAATATAGATGCTAAATATCCTTCAACTCCTGGTGTTAATGTTGGAATAGTTCAAAGTGCTAAAGATGCTGCATTATCAACCAATGTTTTAATTAGTAAATAATGGAAATAAAGAATACTAAAATATTAATAGATGAAAAATTAGCTAAATTAGAAGAATTAATATCTGAGTCAAAGAAACTTTTTAGTTTGCCACAGACTTATGTTATGTTGTCTCTTTTTGTTGTTAATATTATAACAAAACAAATAGAAAAAAATAAATCTAAAATTAAAAAAGAATTAAATGAAGATATATCTGATGAAAAGATAATAACAACGATTAAATCGGATATTATATTTAAAACTCTTAAAACTATTTCTTTTGAAAATAATATTTTAAATAATCAAAATGACATATGTAATAAATTAACAAATTCTGATAAAACGCAAGAAATAATAAATTCAATACCAACATTTACAACTCCGGAAGATTTTGTTAAAAATATAGAATCAAATTCGAAGTTACTTAATTTAGATGGAAATACTTCTAATTTTTTTAATTTCTTAATTAAAAATAAGAATAAAATATCTAATGTATTAGTAATTGGAGCTTTTAGTTATGTTCTTTATGAATTAATATCTGAAATATCTAAATCTAAATTTCCTTCGCCAAATAGAGTTGGATATTTAAAATCGTTATTAAAAAATATGTATAACGATTTTTCTGAATTTTATGGTGATAAAAATAAATTATGGAATGAAATAAAACCTGCGATAAAAATTGTTTATGCATCTATAACGGCTTTATTACTAATTTCGTCTATATACAAATTAAATAGATCTAAATCTCAAAAACAATCATTAGATGATTTTAAATCTATAGTAGCAGATTCTTCTTGCATAGTTATCGAAGATGCTAAAGATTATCAAGTACAATCAAATAAATTTCCATCTTCTATTCCAGATAATGTATGTAATATAAATGAACCTGGATCTTCATTTCCTGTGCCAAAAAGGACATTTAATGAAAAAATAAATAATGTTACATGTTCTATAGAACAAAATGAAGAAACTCCAATAATAAACAAAGCAAAAGAATCTATTATTAATAAAGCCATAATAGAAGGTGAATTTACAAGTATTAAAGTATCTGTGGGTTCTAAGATAACAGAAAATACAATTCTTGGTTTTATTGGAGGTGAATCTGTATATTCTCCAGTTATAGGTACAGTTTCCTTAATAGAAAATAATAAAATATTTATAGAGGATATTTCTCAACCCGAAGAAAATTTATTAGTTACTAAAAGTTTAAATTTAAAAACATTATTTGAGACATATTATGAAGATAAAGAACTAATTAAAAATTTTTATATAGAATCTTCTTATCCAATTTTATTGGCAAATTCAAAAAAACGATCTTCAAAAAAGAACATAGAACAAATTTATAATAAAGCTATGAATAAACTTAATAGCAAAAAAGGAATTAGAAATTCCTTTAATAAAAATATTCAAGATATAACAAAATCAGATAGAGTAAAAAAAGAAAGTGAGAATAATAATTTAATAAGTATTAAAAATGATATAGATACAGCAGAAAAAACATTATTTAGTGAATTAAAATTACTATATAATAATTCTTTGAATAAAGCTAAACGCACTCAAGCAAAATCTTATGAATATAGTCTTATTGATTATTATGTAAATTTATTATCTTTATTACAAGATATTAAAGATCCAAAAACTGTTTTTACTAATTATATTAAAATAATACATGATATATTACTTAATAGATTAATAAATGATAATTATGATACAATAAAATTAAAAGAAAAAATTAATGATTATGTAAAAGAAATAGAAGGCATTGATGATAGAAAAGATAATATATATTTTCAACAAATTGATAATATATGGAATAATACTAAAAGTTATGATAGCATTAAAAATTTCTTAACAGATAAAATAAATAAAAATAAGAAAATAGAGTTAAGTAAAGTACAATTATTAGTAAATAGAGTATTATACTTATACAAATTTTATAGAGAAGTAAGCGAATTAACTAAAAAATCACAACCGACAAATGTTTCTATTAAAAGTTTAACAACATCGGAAGCTATTTTAATAAAGGGATATTTTGATACCGTTTGGAAGTCTCTTGATACAATACAAACCGACATTGATAAATTAATAAAAGAGATAGAATTAACAATTATACCAATACAAACATCAACAATTACTATTAATAATGAAGATTATATTTATTATAAAATAAAACAAGATAATGTTTGTGAACCCACTGATAATGAAGATCCTTATTTATCTTCTAAATCTAAAAAGGGATTAAATGACATAGATTATTGGCTTAAATACTGTTCAATGGCTACGTTAATTGGAGTAATTAATCCATCTTCATGGTCAACTGGAATATTAGCACCAATGCCTATATTATTACCGGTTATTTATATTCCTATTAAAGGATTACAAGTTGATTGGGGTGTTATGTGTATTGGTTTAACCATATGTGGTTATTTTGTTATGCCTTTTATATTATCTGGAAATTTAACAAATAGATATACTTTACCAATTGGTGATATCACAAAACCCATTAAGAATGAAATAAAAGAAATTAAAAAAATATTAAATACAGATTTAAGAGAATTAAAAAACAATATACTACAGAATTATATTAATAATAAAAAATCTGAAATAGATTTAATTTCATCTCAATTAAAAGATGCCGAGTTTAATTATTCATTAGATAAAGCTATTAATCCAACTACACAACTAGAAAAATTAAATAAAATGAAAAAAATAGCCGAAGATAAAGAAATAATTACTACATTAAGATCTTCTTTATATGTTAAGCAAAAGACTTATAATTCTTTAATTGCAATTCAAAATGGTAGTAGCGCAGAAAAAGAAAATAAAGAATTAAAAGATCCTAAAATATCTTTTATAGATGAACGTCAAAAGAATATAGATAAACAATTTACAAAATTAGAACAATTAGTAAATAAAATGCAGAAAATTTTAATTGTTTTTCCTTCTGCGTTGGCACCAAATAGTGCTAACTTTACTCCAACACTAAAGAATCCAAAGCCTAAAATAGAAATTGCAGATAAATTAGATGAAACATTTAATTTAGATGTTTTAGATAAAATTAACTCTGAATTTAAAATGAGTAACGAAGATTATCTTTCTCCAAATTTTAGTTCTAAATCTGCTCAATATAAAAAATATTTGTCTAAAATTTCTAGTTCTATAAATTTTATTATTAAGAATGATCCATTTCCTAAATACGAAAACATAAAACTATCTAATTTATCATATATAAAATTTTTAAGTAACAACTTTGTTATGAAAGGTTCTTATACTTTTGGGATACCTGGGCAATTACCGATACCAATTAATTAAAATATATAAAATATGATAAGAGAAATATATACAAGAAACCCAAATGATCCTAATTATAGGTTCTTATATGAACATACAGATCCTATAGAAACAATAATATCTAAGATTAGAATGATATTATCAACTCATCGTGGAGATGTATTAGGAGATTTAAATTTTGGAATAGGTATAGATGATTATGTATTTGAGACTAAAATAAATTCTAGAGATTTAGAAGAAAAAATAAGATCTCAAATAAATCAATATGTATCGGAATCTGCACAATATTCAATTCAACCAAAGGTTAGATTTGGAAAGGAAAAAGGATATGATTATGCTATTATTGATATATATATAGATAATACTAAAACTATTGGATTCTTAGTTAAATAATGAAACTAGTTAGAGAACACATCAATGAAACGGTCGGTGTAAAACCAATTAAGTATATTCCTCCTTTTGAAGGTGATATCAAATTATCAAATAAAGGCTTAACAGAACTTCGTAAAAATTTACCAAAGAAAATAACAGGTAGTTTCTATTGTAATGACAATAATTTAACTTCTTTAGTAGGTTCACCAAAATCAGTAGGAAAAAATTTCTATTGTTGTAATAATAATCTAACTTCTTTAAAAGGCGCTCCAAAATGGGTTGGTGGAAATTTCTATTGTAATGATAACAAACTAATTTCATTAGAAGGTGCTCCAGAATGGGTTGGTGAGAGTTTCTATTGTTATAATAACAACTTAACTTCTTTAGAAGGTGCTCCGACATTAATAGATGGAAATTTCTATTGTTACAATAACAACTTGACTTCATTGAAAGGTGCTCCGATATCAGTTGGTGGAAATTTTATTTGTGGTATAAATAACTTAACTTCATTAGAAGGTGCGCCGACATCGGTTGGTGGAGATTTCTTTTGTGATATTAACAATCTAACTTCATTAGAAGGTGCTCCGACATCGGTTGGTGGAAGTTTCTATTGTTATGGTAATAAATTAATTTCATTGGAAGGTGCGCCGACATCAGTTGGTAGAGATTTCTATTGTGATAAAAATTATATACCTAAAGAAGAAATTGAGCGTTACTTTCGAACAGGTGCCGTACAAGGAACTATATATAGTGATTATGGAGAATATAGAAGATAATATGAAACTAGTTAGAGAACATATAAATGAAGCGATTGGCATGAAACCAATTAGATATGTTCTCCCGTTTGAAGGAGATATCGATTTATCGGGTAAAAATTTAAGAGAACTCCCTAAAGATTTACCAAAGAAAATAACAGGTAGTTTTTATTGTGATAAAAGTTGTTTAACTTCTTTATTAGGTTCACCAACGTCGGTTGGTAAACACTTCTATTGTAATCACAACAATTTAATTTCTTTAGTAGGCGCCCCAAAATCGGTTGGCAGAGATTTCTATTGTAATTACAACAACTTAACTTCATTAGAAGGCGCTCCAAAATCGGTTGGTGGAGATTTCTATTGCGATAGTAACAACTTAACTTCATTGGAAGGCGCACCGATATTGATCGATGGAAATTTCTCTTGTTCTTACAATAATTTAACTTCATTGGATGGTGCACCAATATCAGTTGTTAAAAATTTTATTTGTTATTACAACAAACTAATCTCATTAAAAGGTGCTCCAATATTGATCGGTGAAGATTTTATTTGTCATCACAACAACTTAACTTCATTAAAAGGTGCGCCAACATCAGTTGGTAGAAGTTTTTATTGTTATAACAACAAACTAACTTCTTTGGAAGGTGCTCCAACATCGGTTAGCGGAAATTTCTCTTGTGGTAATAACAACTTAACTTCTTTAAAAGGTGGACCGATATCAGTTGGCGGAAATTTCTATTGTGATAATAGCAACTTAACTTCATTGGA